TCAAGCCGAAAAGGACTTGGTTGCCAGGATCCGCTCACTTGAGGATGAGCTTGCTATTGGCCCGGGCAACACCGTCTTTGCCTCGAAGCAAAAGCTGAAGCGACTTGAGCGCCTGCTATCGGATCTGCGTGAGATTCGAAAGGATGCGTGGCGCCGGCTCCACTCGGACCTGAAGGACGAGCTCAAGGAGCTCGCCGTGCTCGAGGGCGCGTTCAACAGTGCGGCGCTACGGCAGGCCGTCGCGATTGTAGAGGTAGGGGTGACAACTCCCACTGCAGGGCTGCTCAAGGCACTGGCTACTCAGTATCCAATCCGCGGCGCGGTGCTCAGTCAGTGGACCAGCAAGTTCGCGAACGATGAGGTACGTCGCGTAGAGCAGGCCATGCGACTGGGCATTTTGGAAGGGGAAGACATCGAAGGGCTTATCGCCCGGATTCGTGGTACGCGCGCTCTGGGGTTTGCCGATGGGGTGCTGCAGATTGGCCGGCGAGAGGCTGCCCTTCTTGCACGGACCTCTGTGAATGCCATCACCAACGCGGCTCGAGAGACTTTCTTCAACGAGAATGAGGACCTGATCACTGGGCTGAAGTGGGTGGCTGTGTTGGATGGCAGGACGACACTCATTTGCGCAAACCGGGATGGCCGGGTCACGGCATTGCCTGGCCACGAGCTACCTGATGGGGTACGCCCGCTGATTCCGCCGGGCGCTCGTCCGCCAGCACACCCAAACTGCCGGTCTCAGATGGTGGCCTGGCTAGATGCCATCGGGATGGTGGGCACTCGCCCCTTTGTCACGTCCACCCTAGATGGTAAGGAACGCCGAGTCCACTTCCGAACGCTTGCTCGAGAGCAGGCTGGCGCTAAATGGCAGTCCATGTCTCGTTCCCAGCGTAATGCTTTGGTGACCAAGGCCCGGAATGGGTGGTTGGATGAGCATGTGGGGTTTGCCCCCAGCGAGACCTTTTACGAGGATTTCATGCGGAGGCAGAGCGCTACATTCCAGGATGAGTGGTTGGGTAAAACGAAGGGTGCCCTCTTCCGGAGGGGTGGGCTGTCGCTTGATGAGTTCGTAGACGAGGTAGGGAACGAGTTTACGACTGATCAGCTTTTAGCTAGGCATAGGTCGGCATTCATTAGGGCTGGTTTGCTGTAACTCACTGTTCCTGTGTAAGATCATTGTGTACACGGACTTCCGCAGGAGCGGGACTGTGTGCAACCTACAGAAGTAGGTGACCAGGAGCCAGTGCCAACCAGGAGGAAGGCCATAGTGTTTCCAACCCGTAGCTTTGACAATCCCCGTTCCATGCCCGCTCAATTCCCCCCGGGGTTTGAGGGGAGCTCGCCACCGCCGGCAGCACCGGCACCGCCCGCAGAAGATTTGCAGAAGCAAATTGATGCAGCTGTGCAGGCAGCTACCGAGGGGCTCAGGAACACCAACGCGTCCCTGAAGACAGAGAAGACTGAGTTAAAGTCCCAGTTCGATCAGCTGAGATCATCGTTCGATTCCCTTGGTGGAGTTGACGGAGTCAAGGCGATCGTAGCGCAGCAGACTAAGCTGCGGGAAACTGAGCTTGGTAAACTTCTGGCGGATGGGAAGCACGACGAGTGGTTCGATACTCGTACAGCAGCTCTTCGAGCTGACTACGAAGCAAAGATCAATGCCTTTGATGCAACTGTTGCAGAGAAGGAGAAAGCTGTTTCTACCTTTGCCAGTAAGTACGAGGACCTGAAGCTCGATGTCTCTGTCAGCGAGGCCGCTGTAGGGGCAAAGACACTCAATGATGTCGGAGTACTCGCCGATATCAAGCGTGCTGCGCGAGAGGTGTATGCCTTCGACCCAGAGTTCAATACTCTTGTCATGAAGGATAACCAAGGGAACGTGGTGTACGGCAAGGACGGGAAATCACCAAAGCCCATTTCAGAATGGCTGATGGAGCAGCAAGAGAGATCTCGCCATTGGTGGGGTGTCTCAACGAGTGGTAAGGCCCCAGGATCCAAGCTTCCGGCTGGCATGAGTGCCAACCCCTGGAGCAAGGAAGGCTGGAGCCTTACACAGCAAGGTGAAGTCGTCAAGGCCCATGGTATTGAGCGTGCACAGAGCATGGCTCAGTCAGCTGGGTCCAAGATCGGTGCCACCTCTCCTCCGTAGTATCTGAGATGGGGAACCCTTCCAACCCCAAGTAGTAAAAAGGAAATCAAGCAATGGCTCTTACCCAAGTTTCAGATGTAGTTGTTCCGGAGATCTTCACTCCGTATGTTCAGCAGCTCACCATGGAGAAGTCCCGGATGGTTCAGTCCGGTGTTCTCGAGCGCGATGCGTTCGTGGACTCGCTCCTCGCTGGTGGCGGACTGACCTTCAATGTTCCGTCGTGGAAGGATCTCGCCAACGACGCTGACAACGTGTCCCAGGACGACGCTGCTGGCGGAGCTGACTCGACTCCTGTCAAGACCGGTACCGCGCAGGAAATCGCGGTACGGCTCAGCCGAAACCAGTCGTGGTCCAGTGCGGATCTGACTGCGGCTCTGGCCGGTGCGGACCCGATGGGCGCGATTGCCTCGCGTGTGTCGGCTTACTGGACCCGGCGTCTGCAGGCCGCGTTCGTTGCCTCGATCACTGGTCTGTTCGCGGACAATGCTGCAGCTCCCGCTGGATCTGAGCATGTCCAAAATGACATGACCAATGACATCAAGGGCGGCGCGTTTGTTGATGGTGTTACCAACTTCTCGGCCGAGGCCTTCCTCGACGCAGCCGTGACGATGGGTGACAGCCAGGATGAGCTCGTTGCTGTCATGGTGCACTCGGTCGTGTTCAACCGCATGCAGAAGAACAACCTCATTGACTTCATTCCAGATGCCCGTGGCGAGGTCGAAATTCCGACCTTCCTTGGCCGTCAGGTGATTGTTGATGATGCTCTTCCGAATGCGACCAGCATCTACGACAGCTGGCTCTTCGGTCGCGGTTCCGTTCGTCTTGGCGTTGGCATGCCCCGTGTGCCGACCGAGGTCGATCGTAAGCCCGAGGCCGGTAAGGGTGGTGGTCAGGAAGTTCTGTACAACCGTACCGAGTGGTGCATTCACCCGGTGGGCAACAAGTACGCGGGTACTGCGGCGTCGGGTGGACCGAGTAACGCAGCTACCGCCAACAACCTCGCGGCAGCGGGCTCTTGGCAGCGTGTGTTCCCTGAGCGGAAGCAGATCAAGATTGCTCGCCTGATCACCCGCGAAGCCTAGTTGCTGTGTAGCGGCTAACCCTAACTCGGTGTTGGGGTTAGCCGCTCACTTCAGCTCTACCCCAAACAAAAGGAACAGACATGAAGGGTCTTCAACGATCTATCTCTCGAGGTCCTAAGGCATCTCGGGGAGTTGTGACCGATCGCATTATTGTCCGTGGTGGCGCGTTCACCGTTGACGGAACCGCGGTTGGTTTTGGAACGCTTCCTGTGGGGGACTTCCCCGCCGGAAACATTCTCTTTCTCGGTGCTGCGGCGTATATCACCACGACCAAGGATGACGCTGACATCAGCGACACCTTCAATGGTGACTTTGCTATTGGCACTACTCCCCTTTCCGACGGCACGATGACGGCGGGAGATGTGGACCTTGTCCCGTCTACCGCGACGACCGTGGCGGCGGCTGGGGTGTCCCCCCGTACTCGTGGTGTGTCGGCAACGGCCGTCGCGGGCACGATCTACGACAACACGGATGGTTCGCTTGAGCTGAACCTGAACCTGTTGATCGATGACGCCGACATCTCTGATGACGGCGCCGTCCTGGTCGATCTTGATCTGGACATTACCTACGTGGTTCTCGGAGATGACTAGTGAGTAAGTCCGACACTACGTCGGCTCAGGACAATGAGCTCGGGGCTGGCGACAGCCCCGGGCAGTCTGAGCTGACTGAAGAGCAGCAGTTGGATCAGGACCTTGCGGCCAAGCAAGACGAGATCGTTCGGGCCAAGGAAAAGGTACAGGCCGCAGAGCGTGTGGTCTTTACGCTTACCGCTGAAGCAGATGCGATGATTTCTCGACTTGATGAGCTCCGCCCCCGGGAGCACCAGAGTCGAGAGAATCAGAAGAGCATCCTTCGATACATCGAGTCCCAGAAGAAGGCCCGGCTCGAGCGACACGCTCGTAGGCAGGCCGTTCTCGAGAAGATGAGTCCGGAAGATCTCAACGCGGCAGCTCCCATCGATCAGTCCATGACGCGGAGAGCGCGTCGCGGGTCCCGTCGCCCGCAATACCCGACGCCAAAGGTATAGGTCAATGGGGCGCCTACTGACTCGCCACGGCGTCCGGGGCCGGGCGGGTCAGGCTTTGGCCTTTCACGCTCGGCAACGCTCGAAGTCCATTCGTACTGGGACCTCTGCGTTATTTCGCACGCACACGTTTGCCGAGGGTGACAACCCAATCGATACGGATGTGAGTTTTCCTGCGCGAGTAGGGGACCTCACTGTTGCTTTTGAGCTGTCCCTTGATGACTTTGTCCCCACGGGCGTTCTGTTTGAACTAGGGAGCTCCACAACAGGTTTGGCTCTCTATGTGACTAACCTTGGAGCCCTTGGGTTTGTGGTGGGTGATGCAGGGGACGATGGTGTCTCTCTCGTTGTTGCGGGTGCGTTTGGTGCGCTCCAGAATTACAAGGTTGTTGCCGCGGTGCGGCCGGGCAGCGGAGAAGCCCGCTTGTGGATTGATGGGCGGCTCCGTGCTCGAGGGACTGCTGTAAATGGAGCATTGCCGAATGGGTGGGCAGACACAGACGATGGGGCTGTGGCCGACATTGCCGGCACGGTATCTTCTCGCGTGCCGGGCCCTCAGGCGGTTACTCTTTCGGATGTCTCCATCGTTGGCCCTGTCAGCGTATTCCTTAACCAGGTGCCAAGGCATTTCTCTGAAAGCATCTGGTAATGCGCGCGACTAGCGTCCTTGTTACCAATGCCATGTTGGTGGACATGGCGCAGGCCACTGTCAAAGGCCGCGCCTCAGGGGCAGGGACAGGGGACCCGCAGGACCTTAGCAAGGCCCAGCTCCTTACTATCCTCAATGTCGAGGACGGTGCGGATGTCACGGATACGGCGAACGTCACCGCAGCTGGCGCGCTGATGGACTCCGAGGTCGATGCTGACCTCAAGACGCTCAACCTTCCGGCCAATACCACGATCAGCGCTTTTGGTGCGACGTTGGTTGATGATGTAGATGCTGCGACAGCTCGCGCAACACTCGACGTAGACCAGGCCGGCACAGACAATTCAACTGATGTCACGCTAGCAGGAACCCCCGACTATCTCACGATCGTTGGCCAGGTGATCACACGCGGACTGATTGATCTGGCCGCAGACGTGACAGGCAACCTCCCCGTGGGCAACCTGAACTCCGGAACGGGCGCTAGTGGCTCCACATTCTGGAGAGGAGACGGGACTTGGGCAACTCCCGCTGGTAGTGGAGACGTATCGAAGGTCGGTACACCTGTAGATAATCAGCTCGGTGTTTGGACGGGTGACGGTACGATTGAGGGAGATATAGACCTGACGTTTGACACAGCCACAAATGTGTTGAACGTGGGTGGGAACATCACCTTGTCCGGTACGGTAGACGGCCGAGACGTTGCCACTGATGGAACAAAGCTCGATGGTATTGAGACCGCTGCCGATGTTACGGATACAGCAAATGTAACAGCGGCGGGTGCCTTGATGGACTCTGAGGTTGATGCTGACATTAAGACTCTTGTTCTTCCTGCCAGTACAACCATCAGCGCCTTTGGCGCAACGCTGGTGGACGATGCGACGGCGGCTGCTGCCAGGACCACGCTTGATGTGGATCAGGCGGGCACAGACAATTCCACGGATGTCACGCTTGCGGGCACACCCGACTACCTGACACTTGTTGGACAGGTGCTTACTCGAGGATTGATAGA